AGAATAATAGCGGATATAGGCACAGACGAGATGATTGCGGCGGCACAAAGGTACTCAAGGCACTCTTTTAATGTTAGCGGCATTTTGCTTACAACCTGCACGAAGGTATCCCCTCGCAGCTATAAAACCTTTAAGAAAGATTTGTTCGATCTCTATAACCTTATACGCCCAAAGCGGTATTCTGAGTTCGTTGATTGTCCTGATGGTGGCACAGCAAAGAGAATAGTAAAAACGGAAGATTTGACATATCAACAGTTCATCGACAGATACCCCGAGGAAGTATTTTTGAAATTATACGTGAAAATGAGATTGCAGGAAGAAATGCCAGATATGCCGGAAGCAGACAAGGAATCCGCAATAAAACAGCAAATTGCGCTTATGAAGCTTGATGGATCAATGACGAGACTCCACGAAAACTTTGAAAGCAATATCAATAAGACATTTGACAAACGCGGCTCATTGAGCTATAATATATATTCTAATAACGCTCAGTCCAAAAGAAGTTTTGATCAGGGCGAGATAGCTAACATAACTATCACGGAATATAACGATGATTTTTCAAGCGATCGATGACAAGAGCGAGTGCATAGGTGTCTACGCTAACGGAAAACTGCATTTTGAGGACTTTCCGGCAAACTTAACGAAGACTTGGAAATATAGTGGCTCGATTAAAGATCCGAACGTAGAGTATGCTTGGCTATATTCTCTTGGTCGACCGATCGAGGAAGATTGCCCAGAAGAACTGAAACAGGAGCTACAAAGAGTCCAAAATAAAATGAGCGCATTTTATAAGTCTTTTAAGATCGCCAAGGTCGACCTGACAGACCACTGTGTCTTTGATTTGATACCTCATGACTTTATTCTTGAGTTCTGTGAAGTTAAGAATAAGTTAACTGAACACATTTTCGAGTCTTGTGCGCGACCCAAACACTATGATCACTTAAGTGCAGTGCAAAAACTGCTGCATAAGATCAAATATCAAGATCTGAACCTTAATAGCGAAGGCTGCCGCAGTATGTTTACATCAACCTCTAATCGGACGAAACTTAAGGCTCTTTTGAACAACTATCGTTCTATCGATTATAACTTGTTTGGCACGGTTACCGGTCGCCTCACTACTACAAAGGGCTCTTTCCCTATTTTGACGGCTAAAAAGGAACATCGTAAGCTCTTAAAGCCAAATAACGATTTGTTTATCAGCTTTGACTACAATGGAGCCGAAGTACGGACCCTGCTTGAGTTGTGTGGGCACTCACAGCCGAAAGAAGACATTCACCAGTGGAACATCGTTAATATTTTTAAAGACGAGCAGATGTCAAGAGCAGCAGCCAAGTTGAGCTTTTTTGCTTGGCTTTATAACCCGGAATCTAACGATATTGAGACTCAATTTTACGATCGAGAGAAAGTGCTTGACAAGTATTACGAAAACGGGTATATTAAGACTCCATATGGAAGAGAGATTAAAGTGGATCGCCGGCGAGCACTCAACTACTTGATTCAGAGCACAACCTCTGATCGAGTTCTACAAAAGGCAGTTCTTTTGGATCAAATGTTGGAAGGAAAGAAATCATACATCTCGCATATAGTACATGACGAGGTTGTGATTGATTATAGCAGAGAAGAGAAAGACCTACTCCCAAAACTCAAAGAAGAGTTTGAAGATTCTTATTTGACTAATATTTCTGTTGGGAAAAACTACTACGATTTGAGCGACTTGAAGCTATGATTTCAATTATTGGACTGGGCAACGCTGCTTCCGCGATTGCTGAGAATTTTAAAGAGGTTCCTTCATACAACGTTTATACTCTGAATGATCAAGTGAGCCGGACCTCGAAAAACAAATTTAAGCTCAAATCTCACGATCACCCGGAGAAGTACGAAAAAAGCATCCCCGATGTATCCAAGTTCTTTGCAAATTTGGATGAAAACGTACAGTTCTACATTATGGGCTCTTCGTATAGCTCAAACTATTCACTGGGAATCTTAGAGCAGATAAAAGACAAGAACATTGATGTTATTTACATTAAGCCAGACACCGAAATGCTAACCGGCATGCCGGCACTTATAGAAAAGGCAGTATTTGGCATACTGCAAGAATATGCTAGATCTGGGCTGCTAAAGTCTATGACTATCGTTTCTAATTTGAGCTTAGAAAAGCACTTAGGAGATTTGCCAATCAAGTCTTACTATAAGTCCTTAAACCAGTATATCTTTTCGGCGTTTCACCATATAAACTATTTTAACCACGCGGAAGCTGAAATCGGCAAAGTGTCAGAACCATCTGAAATCAATAGGATTAGGACGATTAGCGGACTAAACTTGAAAAATCTTGAAGAAAAGTGGTTTTTTGATCTTGACACACCGAGGGAGTTGTGCTATTATTTAGCTATAAACAGTAAGAGATTAGAAACCGAGGGCGGTTTGCACAAGAGAATTGTTGAGATGCTGAAGTCTAAACCACGGAACGCATATCGTAAACTTTCTTATGCGATTTATGAGACGCCATATGATGATTTTGGGTTCTGCGTTGCCCATACGAACGTAGTGCAAAAGAACTCTTGACTTGTTTGTTTGAGAGTGATATAATATATAACAGATGCTAAGAAATGGATAGCATACTTTATTAACCATAGAAGGAGATAACATGGGAATCGATATGGAACTAATGCGGCGGAAGCTGTCCTCTCTTCGAGGAGACGGTAAGAGTCGCGACAACAATTCGGTCTGGTTCAAGCCAGAGGAGGGTGATACCGATATTCGGATTGTACCAGCAGCCGATGGCGATCCGCTAAAGGAGATGTTCTTCCACTATAATGTAGGAGATCACAAGGGTGGCGTCCTTTGTCCGAAGCGTAACTTTGGGGATGAGTGCCCAGTCTGCGACTTCGCCACCAAGTTATGGCGTGAGGGAGTTGATGCCAACGATGAGGAGAGCAAGAAGCTAGCGAAGAGCTTATTCGTGCGTACTCGCTACTTCTCTCCCGTTGTTGTGCGAGGTCGAGAAGACGAAGGAATCAAGGTCTACGGCTACGGCAAGCAGGCATATGAACTACTTCTTGGGTACATCCTCGATCCAGAATACGGAGATATTACGGACTCGAAGGAGGGTACGGATATCACCCTAACGTACACCAAGCCCAATAAGCCTGGAGCATATCCACAGACAAACCTTAAGATGCGCCGAAATACTTCTACTCTTCTGAGTGATGCAGAGGCTATCCCTGGGCTACTTGACCGCTTGCCTAACTTTGATAGCCTATTCGAGCGACTTAGCACTAAGCAGGTCGAGGCAATCTTGGACGCGCAACTATCCGGAGATTCTTCCGCAGAAAGCCGCTCCTCTACTACCTCTAGGTACAGCCCTAGTACGAGTGAGAGCAATGTTGACCGCGCATTTGCAGAACTGATGCCCCGCTAAATCAAATAACTAGTTCTGAGACCGATGGCAGACCGGCTAATAAATAGTCTGCCACTTTTCTTAACATAAAGGAGTAATATATGTTAGATTCATTGAAGATGTTATGGAGCCGATGGAAGGTTCAGGTCACGTTCGCAGGTGGAGTGCTCGTAGTAGCCACCGCATTTGGGACTTGTTCGTATGATCCTGAGCAAGTATCGAGTGTTGTGGAGGAAGTGACCCCCACCACCACTGCTGTCGGCGCAACCGTCGAAACTGAGACTGTTGAGGTATCTGGCAACACGCTGGCGACCGAGACAGTGACTGAGACTGTTGAGGTAACTGACAATGCTGCAGCGACGGAGACCGAAACTGTTGAGTTATCTGGTGGCACGCACTGAGGGTACCAGAAGTTGGTGCCTGATTGCACACACTGTGCAAACCTAATTGAATATATATAGTATAATATAAAAGGAAGAACTATGAAGAATATTGTTATGATCACCACTGCTGTAGCAGTGCTAGCGCTAACCGGCTGTGACCGAGAGGAGGAGCAGGAAGAGGCTTGCCCTGACGGACAGGTCTTGGTCGAAGGCGATACCAGCGACACCGGCGAGTGTGTCGATGATGTTGCAGAAGAGTAATTGAAAGCCGCTGGCACACCGGTTAAAGTGTGCCGCACACCCCCGATGAACCACTCTCTTCTGCACTCTATCGATAAGCAGGTGAGGCTAGGAGCAGAGAGTATGAAGACCCCCTTGCGATATCCCGGCGGTAAGACTCGCGCAGTAAAGCATATTCTACCGCACGTTCCGGAAGGCATCCATCAGGTTTGCTCACCATTCTTTGGAGGTGGCTCAATAGAGTTAGCTTTAGCTGATCGGGGAATTCAAGTGTTTGGTTATGATAAAATGAAACAGCTTGTTTGGTTTTGGCAGGGTCTATGTGGGGATAATAATAGATTAGCCAATGAAGTACAGGGGTTGCGCGAGAAGTACGAAACCAGAAACGGAGATGCTGTAATCGGCTGCTCTAAAGATTCGTTCCACCGACATCGCGATGAACTAAAGACAGATTCGCTAGAGTTTTCTTATGAAAGGGCTGCGAAATACTACGTTGTGAACAGGGCAAGCTTCTCTGGCGCTACGTTCAGTGGTGGTTGGTCTGAGAGGGCGTCCTACGCAAGATTTACCGACTCGTCTATTCAAAGACTGAGAGACTTCAAAGCAAAAAACTTTACAGTAGAGTACGCTGATTTTGAGGATGCAATACAACGCCATCCACAAACTTTCTTGTACCTCGATCCGCCATACAAACTCAAAGGTTCTCAAAATTCTCTATACGGGGTTGATGGCAATCTTCATGATTCTTTTGACCACGAAAGATTGCATTCCTTGCTGGCAAATCGTAACAACTGGCTGATGTCATATAACGATTGCCCAGAAATCAGAGATATGTACAAAGGTTACGAAATCATCAACGCAGAATGGGCATATGGGATGAAGAACGTTGGAAAAAAAAAGATGGGTTCCTCCTCTGAAATACTAGTTAAAGGATAGTGACCGATTAAAGGAAAATGAAATATGAAAGAGATATACGATAGATTCAAAACCTACCTAAGTGAGCAAGACCTGGAAGTTCCGGCGAAGATGAAAAAAGATCTTGAAGGACCGTTACCCTCTCCGGAAGACTCGAAGAAGACCAACATAGAGCGCACTATTCGGGTTATCGAGGCGGAAGGATATGATTACAAAGTAGTAAAAAACAACGTTACCGTTTTGGATGATGATCGTATAGAGACAATGGATAAGTTAAATCATATGCTATCGCCACTGGGTTTTGTATATAACCCCATTGGTGGAGGTAGTAGCATTGGTCGCCTAGATCTGAAAGACCGCCAGGGCGGCAGTGTATATGTTAAGGTCAAACCCAAGACTCGTAGATCAGCCGCTTCCGCTGGCATGGACTTTGAATTAAAAATAGCAAACCAGATTGAACAGCGATACGAACACTTGGGAATCACAGCGAAGTCTGCGGGATCCGGACACGGATCTGACTTATCTATCATGAAGGATGGAAAGGTGGTTCTGACTGTGGAATTAAAGACAGCACTGGCAGCAGATTTTGGACAGTTTAGGGCTCAATTTAATTTGAATACGGGATCGTGGGAGCCACGCCGCACAAAGGGTTATACTAAAAATGAGGATATCTTCAGACCCTTGTTCGAAGATAACTTACTAGAATGGCTCAATATTAATGCTCGATTCCCAGACACCAGCGATCCAAGACTAAACAAAGATAGGAACAACAATATTGTTGGACTAAAACGAACGCTACGTACCGGCGAACTAAAGAGAGAGTTGGAAAACTTGTGGTTTGACGGCAAAACCGACATTAAAGTTCCGTTTGATTTTTCTCACATTGCCAATTATTATAGCGATAAAGGTGATTCGTTTATTCAAATTAATGGTAGGGGTCTCTATGCCCTAACGCCCGAAGCGCAAGACTTCCTTGGCGTACCTAACTTTAAAGATCTGGGTCTAACTAGCGAACTAAGATTCCGATTTAAACCATCGTCAGGTCCGAATAGCTCAACTGGGTTCATTTGTGCAGTAAAAATCAAAGGACGATACCAGAAGTCAAATCTTAGCTTGACAAACGAGCAAGATTTAGATAAAATAATATCAATGCTATAACTAACAGGAGGGCGAATGCCTAATAAGAAGACAGCGAAAGCCAGTGCTACTAAGGCTGGCAGAGTGTCAATGAAGGATATGATATCAATCATAAATAAGAAGGCTGGTAGGAATGTCGCGCATGATTTAAACGGCGATAATCCTACGTCAGTCGACGACTGGATTCCAACTGGCTCTCGCTGGCTGGATTCAATCATTTGCAAGGGTAGAGTGGCAGGTATTCCTGTTGGCAAAGTTACGGAGATCGCAGGACTAGAATCCACAGGTAAGTCTTATATGGCTGCGCAGATTGCAGCGAACGCCCAGGAACAGGGTAAGCTTGTTGTATATTTTGATTCCGAGTCTGCCATCGACCCAAGCTTTTTAGAGCGCTCAGGGTGCGACCTGGACCGTCTGATGTACGTTCAAGCATCCTCTGTGGAGTTTGTTTTAGAGACGATTGAGGAGCTTCTTGGAGCGACCGATGAGAAACTTGTGTTTATTTGGGACTCATTAGCGTTCACTCCATCGATTTCAGATATAGAGGGAGACTTTAATCCTCAGTCATCGATGGCGGTGAAGCCTAGGATCCTTGCGAAGGGGATGTCAAAATTGACGATTCCTCTTGCGGATAAACAGGCTACTTTGATTGTATTAAATCAGCTAAAGACTAATATTCCGCAGGGACCAAATGCTAGAGTTGTGGCGATGACAACGCCCTATGTAACCCCCGGTGGCAAGGCGATGCACTATGCATATTCGCTGCGAATTTGGCTTACCGGTAGAAAGGCAAAGTCATCATTCATCGAGGATGACAAGGGATTCCGCATTGGTTCAGAGGTTAAAGTTAAACTTGAAAAGTCCCGATTCGGAACCCAAGGTCGTTCGTGCGCTTTCCGAATTCTATGGGGAACGGATCAGATCGGTATCCGCTGTGATGAAAGTCTTTTTGACGCACTCAAGGGCTCGGACTGCTTGACCTCAGCTGGTTCTTGGTATACTTTTTCTGCATTGAATGGCTATAGTAAGAAATTTCAACCTTCGAAGTGGGCAGATCTTATGGCAAGTGACGCTGAGTTCAAAAAGAACGTTTATAAAGTTTTCGACACAGAGATGGTTCAAAAGTTTGCTAAGCGAGAAGGCAGTGCTAGTGCCTTTTATGCAGATCCGGAAGATCTTACCGTCCCAGTTAAAGATTAAAGCTGCTCTCGATAGAAAGTAGTTGACTTGAGCCTCCCATTTGGTTATAATAGATATAATCACTTGGGAGGTTCTTTTGTCAATGTTTAGCGGTGAATATAACTATGCTACGATTACCACTCAGAGAAAGTACACAGGTCGAGTTAGAAGGTTTATAGATCTTGCAGCCAAGATGGCAAACCAATCATGCGATCCCGTTAATCGCCATGGCGCTGTTCTCGTAAAGGGCTCTTCTGTACTGAACGCCAGCCACAATAAGAACAGCTTCTGTTCATTCGGGCAGCGCTTCAGGGAGAAGGGAACTGGAGTCTCAACTATGCACGCTGAACTTGGGGCTATATTGGGAATGGACAGAAAAATCACAGAGGGAGCCACAGTGTATGTGGCGCGACTCGGAAAGAGGGGGAACTTGAAGCTCTCAAAGCCTTGTTCTATGTGTTATTCTGCGATGAAGCACGTGGGAATCAAGAAAGTGGTCTACACGATCAACGGAGAAGTAGCAGGGGTCTACAAGATGTAAAGATCCTGTCAACGGGAGCAATATCGTTGACATTTGACGGTAATTGTTCTATACTTATTAAGTAAATTAAGGAGAGATTATGGGCGAAATTAACCTTGGCTACGCATGCATCTTGACAGCATTGAACGACTTGCCTAAGAAGCAGCGAGTAACAACAAACCGTTCTATGATTAAGAGAACATTTCTATCTAACGGCTTAGCATACGCATCAGAGCTTGCACTAAAGAATTGTAAAGACTTGTTGACTATTTTAGAATGGAACGAGGCTCACAACATCAAGTTCTTTCGACTATCTTCCGATCTACTGCCTTGGTCTTCCGAGTACAACATTTGTGATCTGCCCGACTTTGAAGATATCGCTTTTGCCCTAGACGAGGCTGGCAAATATGCACGTGAACACGGTCACCGTATTACTACCCACCCTGGTCCATTCAACGTTCTTGGCTCTCCCCGCCCAGATGTCGCAGAAAAGACCATTAAAGAACTAGAGACCCACTCAGAAGTCTTTGATCTTATGGGCTTGCCTGCTACACCTTATGCGAAGATAAACATTCATGTTGGTGGAACATATGGCGGAGACTTTGCTGGCACAGCAGAGCGCTGGTGTCGTAATTACTTACGCTTATCCCCCAATGCCCAGAGTCGCCTGACGTTAGAGAATGATGATAAGGCTTCTATGTGGAGCACTCAGCACCTTTATGACTACATCTACAAGACTGTAGGCGTTCCGATCGTATTTGATTTCCATCATTATAAGTTCTGTCCCGGCGGACTGACAGAACGTGAGGCACTTAACCTTGCAATCTCTACTTGGGGCGATGTTAAGCCAGTTGTTCATTATTCACAGGACCGCAGCGTGGAGCAGAACGATCCAAAGATCAGACCCCAAGCCCACTCTGACTCCTATTGGACTCCGGTGAATACTTATGGTCGGGATGTGGATGTTATGTGTGAAGCCAAAGGAAAAGAAAAAGCACTCTTCAAGATGCGTGAATTGCTGCAATTAGAAAATAGTTAAAAGACAATCTTGAAAACATATGGAAATATAGGATTATAAATGAATAATGAAGTAGAACTAATGGGAACCTACGGGAGTGACGAAACACACGCACTCTCGGCTTGGACTAGCACCAGCCGCCAGTTAGGTCCAAAGAAGCGCGAGCGCATCGGAAAGCTTCTCAAGATGCTAGCAACCGAGGGGCATATGACCCCGTTTGAGAAGTCGTCTCTTCATTTTCTCGTGACGACCGACATCGCGACGCACATCCACCTGCTCAAACACAGGATTGGTGTAAACATCAACGCAGAGTCGGCACGCTACAAGGAATTCAAGGTTGATAAATATCACCTACCTGTTGATTGGGACGAAGAAGAGCAAGCAGAACTAGAAGCCTTTATCAAGGATGCTTACGACCGCTATCACAAGTGTATTGCCCGCCTAGAAGAAAAGGGTTACTCACGAAAGCGGGCTAAGGAAAGTGCTCGTCTTTACCTACCCTACGGCATTCAGATCACTTGCGACATTATGTTCAACTGGCGCTCATTCGCTCATTTCCAGAAACTACGAAATGACGAACACGCCCAATTGGAGGTTCGTGAGGTCGCAGCAGAAATGCTAAGACTTGTAGAAGAGCAAGGCGACTTCCCTAAGACGATCGAAGCTATGACCGCAGCAGGAATGCTTCCGGTCAAGGAGAACGAAGAATGAAATCAGATTATGTTTATAGTCTCATTGAAAGAATACTTTATGATGAAAAGTATTACTATTTTGATGGTGAGATAAAGGATTATCGTGGCGCAGTAGAGGTGCATTGTTCATTTGAAGAAATGATGACTTTCGTCCAAGATGTTGAAAAGCGAGGCTGGAACGGGTTTGTTGAACATGATCCAAAAAGGTTACTTTTCGGGGTAAGATTTGATATGACCGGACCCGATTATGATGGTTTTAAAGTTTTTTGCAAGGTCAGTGGCATGAACAATGTTGTTAAAAATCTAAAAAACTCTTATCCAGAAATAGTTTCTGAAATGAATCTGTTGATGTCCTCAAAGAATAAACTCTTTCGGGAAGTGATACCTAGCAGATACAAGGAGAGCGAAGAATGAGCGACGTACCACCAATGTATGAGTGCCTTGTTTGGGATCATACCGATCCTGTCAGCACAAGGCGGGTACTTGATTGGATAGAGACCCAACCAAGAAAGGCAACAGTCGGGTACATCCAGATCGGACAACAGAGCCCCATTAAAATTACTCACAAGAACCGACACACGTGGCAGAAGATATTATTTGACTGTGATCAAGAACTAACTCAGTTTTGTGAGAAATGCGGTCAGGAGATGTTAGAAGATGAGTACTCTACATCCGATCTTATTTGCGATACTTGTGTTGGTGAACGTGACAGAGGGTCCAGCAAATGGGAACCGCTTGTCGACAAGTGGGCTGGCAAAGATGTTTATGATAATAAAATGTGCCGCTACGGAGTTGTGCAGAAAATGCCGCCTGCTACTGGTGTTTCATACTATAAAGACATCGAGCAGAATGAAGACGTTACAAAATGGTACGACTGCCCGCATTGTGATGCCGGCTACCCAGATCAAAAGTGCATATGCAAGGAGAACGAAGAATGAATGCTTGACAAGTGCCCTTGGGCGTGCTATTCTCTTATAAGAAAGTGAGAGAAATAAGAAGTCTTATTCCGAGTCGGAATTAGCCAGCAAAAACTAGCAGAAACGCTTAGGTGCCCGAAAGGGCGTATGAAGCATATTCTAAAAAACAGTTCACGGAGAGAAGAATGAGCGAAGAAGACAAGACAAAAAGAGTTCTAATAATAGACGGAGCAAATGCCGTTATACGTGCATATATAGTTGATCCTAGCCTGTCTCATCACGGACAGCCGATTGGTGGACTAAAAGGGTTTATCAAGATTCTTCAAAAGCTAGTACGCCAGACAAAGCCAGATTCGATTGTTGTTTGTTGGGATGGGGCTAATGGTTCCAAGAAGCGTAAAGATATGGATAAGAACTATAAGGCAGGTCGCAAGCCAATCCGCCTGAATCGAGCCCACCACAACCTGACTGACGATGAGGAGCTTAAGAATAAGATCTGGCAACAGACTCGACTGATGGAATACCTTAATAATATGCCAATCATTCAGTCGATCTTGCCAGAGATCGAAGCTGACGATATAATTTCATATGTTTGCTCAATGGAGCATTACGCAGATTATCAGAAGATTATCGTCTCCAACGATAAAGACTTTATGCAAATTTGTAGTGAGATGACCGTTCTATGGCGTCCAGTAAAGGACGAGATCCTAAACTCTAAGAGGATCGTAGAGCAAACAGGCGTTCATCCGACCAATATGGCACTAGCGAGAGCAATTATTGGAGACTCCTCTGATAATCTCCCTGGAGTGAAGGGTGCTGGATTCAAAACCGTAGCTAAGCGTATGGGTTTCCTATCAGAGAGCCAGACGTACACAATCGATGAAGTTATGGAACACTGCGCAGAGAAGTCTATCACCAGTAATCTAAAGTTCTACCAGAACGTATTAGAAAACAAGGAGCTTATCGAGCACAACTATAAGATGATGCAACTGTACTCGCCTCAAATGTCTATCCAATCAAAGATTCATGTCAAGGAATCGATAGAGAACTTTGAATGTGATTTCAATAAAACAGAGATCATTCGACTTATGCGCGAAGATGGTTTTGGTGAACTAAACTGGGGAGATCTCAAGGGACACTTAAACAGGATCTCCGTTGATTGTGTAGATATGACAAATGAATAAATCAGAAATATACCTTGACTTTGGGGGTAGATCAGGTATAATTGTAGTTACTAAGAGAGAGTACTAATGCTAGCAGAAAAAGTAAACCTTGGGAAATACGGTAAGACTTTTCAAGAAGGATTAGTTCAATTGATCTTTGAAGATCGACCCTTTGCAGATCAGATAACTGAAGTATTAGATGTAAGCTTTATCGAGCTTGAATACTTGCAAGTATTCCTAAGAAAGACAATGCAGTTCCGGCATCGCTACGACAAGCACCCATCTGTCGACGCAATGTTGACGATTCTTAAGACGGAACTAGATAACGAAGATGAAGTACTCCGCACACAGGTGCAAGATTACTTTTCAAGAATGCACGCACAAGAGGTGACGGACACTGGATACATAAAAGAAACTTCTCTTGATTTTTGCAGAAAGCAAAATCTCAAAGAAGCAATGATGAAATCTGTGGGGCTATTGCAGAACTGCTCTTTCGATGAGATATCCAAAGTTATCAACGATGCCCTAAAATTGGGATCTGAGAATAACTTTGGATATGATTATATGGTCGACTTTGAAAAGAGGTTCGAACCAAAATTCAGAAATACGGTCACGACTGGCTGGAAGGATATGGATGATATCACTGGTGGAGGTCTTGGTAAGAGCGAGCTAGGCGTTGTTATCGCACCCACAGGTGCTGGTAAGTCTATGGTACTAGTCCACTTGGGTTCTCAAGCGATAAAGGAAGGAAAGACGGTTGTACACTACACCCTGGAGCTTCAGGATACGGTTATTGCAACAAGATATGACAGCTGTATCACGGGCTATCCTCTGTCAGATATCATAAACTTTAAAGAAGAAGTATATGAGGAGATCAAGGATCTCGAAGGAGGGCTAATCATCAAGGAGTATCCAACTAAGTCTGCATCAACAAGCACAATCCGAGCCCACCTATCGAGACTTATCAAGAGGGGTATTGAGCCAGGACTCATTATTGTAGACTACGCAGATCTACTTAAGCCAGTTCAAGTAAGAAAAGAGAAAAGAAACGAACTAGAATCTATTTACGAAGAGTTGAGAGGGCTTTCGACAGAGTTTCAGTGTCCTATTTGGACGGCTTCGCAAACGAATCGTTCCGGACTCAGCGCAGAAGTGATTACGATGGAGCAGATATCGGAAGCATTTAATAAGTGCTTTGTTGCAGATTTCATTTTTTCTGTTTCTCGCACAATTGAAGATAAGCAAAACAACCTAGGCAAGATTTTTATAGCGAAGAATAGAAATGGTCCTGACGGAATGATCTTCAATATCTTTATGGACACCTCAAGCGTGAATATCAAGATATTGCCAAAGGTGCCTGGATTATCCACTGGCACAGCTGTCACTCATAGCAACGTCGCAACTTCTCCGGTAGCCCTAGACTCGCGCGCACAACAAGCGCTATTAAAAGCAAAATACACCAAACTTAAGAGGAAAAAATAACAATGAGAACAATTCAAAACATTCGCCGATTTCGCTTGTCGGATACGTTTGTCGAGCCCTACAAGATTGCCACTGTACCTTGGGGACCGCTTGGGTATGTTACGTTTAAACGAACATATGCACGCAGACTGAGTGAGTTCGATCCAGAAGCTGTCGGTACAGAAGAGTGGTGGCAGACCTGCCGGAGAGTCATTGAAGGCATGTTTAACATGCAAAAGCAGCACGTTTTTCATCTTGGTCTTGAGTGGAATGATGCAAAAGCACAAAGAACTGCTAAAGACGCATACGACAGACTGTTCAATTTGAAGTGGACCCCTCCCGGTCGCGGTCTGTGGATGATGGGAACGAAATTCATTGAAGAGCGAACAGCTGCCGGATTGTTTAATTGCGCTTTCCGCTCTACCAAAGACCTTCCATCCAAGGGTGGTTATCTATTTGCTTGGATGATGGATGCTTTGATGGTCGGAATCGGTGTAGGTTTTGATACCGAAGGATCTGGCACCATAACTATTCGTGAGCCAGACTACACTAGTGATGTTCTTGTTATAGATGACTCCCGTGAAGGGTGGGTTGACTCTGTTCATATACTCATAGACGGATTTTTCTTTGGCTCAAAGGTTCCAAAGTTTGACTATTCCGCTATTCGACCAGAAGGCGCACTAATCCATGGGTTCGGAGGAACTTCATCAGGATACGCCCCTCTCAAAGAATTGCACGATAACTTATCTGAGTTGTATACTGCAAACATTGGAAAACTAATCACGTCAGTAGATATTGTCGACACAGAAAACCTTATTGGTCGCTGCGTTGTAGCCGGAAATGTGCGCCGCTCTGCCGCTCTTGCTATGGGTCGCCACGATGATAAGCACTATCTTGAGATGAAGAACGATTCTGAAAAGCTGCATCACCACCGATGGGGTTCGAACAACTCATTTAACGCCGTAGTGGGCATGGACTACGAGTGGCATGCCGCACAGTCACAGAAGAATGGTGAGCCTGGGTACATTTGGCTCAATAACGCCAGAACTCGTGGTCGCTTTAAGGATGGAGAGCGCCTAGATGATATAAATGTCGCAGGGTTTAATCCTTGCGTCGAGCAGCAACTGGAGGATGCTGAGCTTTGTTGCCTCGTTGAGACGTTCCCTGCAAAGCACGAAGACTTTGAAGATTACCTCAAGACGCTAAAGATTGCTTACCTGTACGGTAAGACTATTACCTTGTCTAACACGCACTGGCCAGAGACCAATGCAAAGATGCTAAAGAATCGCCGTATCGGTCTATCTCAATCTGGCGTGGTTCAAGCTTTCAATAAACATGGTCGTCGCGAGCTATACAATTGGTGTGATCGGGCATACACATATGTCCAAGAACTTGATGAAGAGTATTCAAACTGGCTTTGCATCCCAAAGTCGATCCGCACGACTTCGATTAAGCCATCCGGCACAGTCTCTCTGCTTAACGGATCAACCCCTGGAATCCATTTCCCAGAGGATGAGTACTATATTCGCAGGATTCGGTTCGGAAAGAGTTCGTCTCTACTCCCCGCTCTTGCAGAAGCTGGATATTTTATTGAAGATGACGTATACTCCCCGAATACTGTTTGTGTTGAGTTTCCCGTAAAAGAACCGTACTTCCTCAAAGGAAAGAGGGATGTCGGTATGTGGGAACAGCTAGAGATAGCTGCGCAGTATCAGCATTTCTGGGCAGATAACTCAGTATCTATAACAGTAACATTTAAGCCGGAAGAGGCTAGCCAGATCAAGGATGCATTAGAAATGTACGAGAGTCGACTCAAGGCAGTCTCCTTCCTTCGATACGAAGAGACAGGATATAAGCAAGCGCCATATGAGCCTATACCAAAAGAGAAGTATGAAGCCTTGATTTCGAAAATAACTCCTGTGCAAAGGTTCGTAACGAACGAAGGCGGAGTTGGTAGCAAATTCTGCTCGAATGATTCTTGCGAAATTTAAGTAATAAAATAGGAGAAATTATGTTTAAGCCAGTTAATAGGTATATTCAAGTCGAGTTAGCAAGTTTGAGTGAACAGGAGACAAGCACAGGTATTCTTCTGCCTTCCGACTATAAGCCGACTGAAGATCGCTACACAAAAGTGAAAATTAAGAGTTGGGCGGACGATGTTAGGTTTGCCTCTATCTTAGCCACAAATAGTTGGGCTATTGTGGACAAGACTATGATTGAGGAGCTTAATTTTGATGGACAGAAGACGAGTGTGATATTGGATAATTATATCTTAGGACTACTTACTGTTAAGAAATAACCCACCAATTGGTTAAAATAACAGTATGCCCATAATTGATAAAAACTTCTATAACGAATCTTCTGCTTCCTCACTGGGGTGGGATCCAACTTGGTTTGGTGAAAAGTATTATGATGACCAACTAACGCGAGCTATTAAAAAATGGCAGCGCGAAAGGAAGCTGGCTGCAGATGGCATGTGTGGACCGGCTACCTTTCGTCGCGCTTGGACAGAGCGTCAATCAAATATTGATGCGCACAAGCCAGAAGCTCTCCAATATTCAAATTATATTGTTTATAATGGAGAATTTCATAAAATAGAATGGTCAAAAGTTGTACTGTGGTCGGAGAAGGGTGGACTTAAGTCTAGAAAGGGTACTTATTATGATTATACCGGTCGCGCCAAGAGATCGGTGAGACTGTTCGTTAACCACTGGGATGCTTGCTTAAGCTCCAATGCTTGCCAGACTATATTGAATAAGAGAGGTATCTCAGTTCACTTTATGATAGATAACGACGGCACAATTTACCAGACGGTAGATATGCAACATGGTTGCTGGCACGCTGGCTCGGAGAGAGTTAATCGAGCCTCCGTTGGGGTCGAGATAAGCAATGCTTACTATCCGAAATATCAAGATTGGTACGTGAGGAATGGGTTCGGCGAAAGACCAGAGGTGGAAGGTGCGAGAGTCCACGGAGAGGTGCTGGATCCCTTCTTGGGCTTTTACCCTGTACAGATTCGCGCAATGAAAGCTTTATGGAGGGCGATTCACAATTGTGCTGGTATAGAATACGAAACACCGCTAAACCAATTTGGCACAACCTCCAAGAAGTACGAGCAAGAGGTTAAGTATGGAAAATTTAATGGATTTGTTAGTCACTATCACGTTAGCAAGAACAAGATCGACTGCGCAGGTTTAGACATAAAATCTCTATTAGAAGAGGCTATAGATGAAGAGAGCGAAGGGCATATTGACACCGGAGATAGCTGCGCTCACAGGTAGACAGAGTTACGATAACGTTGTTGTTGGCAGTAATCTTTCTGCCGTCTTGTTTGCTTTTAACAACAAATACCCTATTTTATTCACAAATCCGAATTATCCATTTCGTTTTGATTTCCTGAATACAGATTATGACCTGAGCTGTCTCAAGATCCCGCAAGAACAGCGATCGCTCACCACACACAGCGGCGAATTGACGGTTGGCAGCCCCAAGTACATTCTTTGGGAAAGGCTGATGTTTCTGCTTACACTGTCCGGGCAAGTACCATTATCAAATCTTTGCCGAAGTATGAGAGAGATAGATAATCGCATAGTATGCTCTAATGAATATTCTAAGATTGCTGAAATTGAATTTGGCACCTGTCATTATTTTGGGGATCACTTTGCTCACGATTTTGTTACGGAAAAAAGGCTTGCCGAAGAAGAGTATGTATGCTATGATTGGGTAGCTTTTAATCGAGGAGGCAAGCATAAAATTGACTATATCAAGACAGACGACAGTCTAGCGAAAGAAGTGTGGTTCTACTCCTCAGATCGGATCGATGGAGCAACCCCGGTCAAAGATGCGTGTGTGGTGTCAAGATTAAACAATACACAAATAGATTCTTTTGACTTTTCTGAGACGATGGCTCGCTTTAAGCTTATAAACGAGATGGAGTCGAGAGGGATGAAGGGTTTGTTTAATGGACTGGGACCGACAGGGAGACCAAAATATTATAAATTCAGAACAACTAGTATGCATAGGGAGAAACACAGGACCCCAAGCAAGCTAGAACCGAGTGCCAAATACATAAAGATAGAAAAGAACGCAGAAGACCAGCTGATTCGAGAATTACCAATGATGTCTGACGCTTACGACAACTTTTTGAGGTGGTTATGAAAAAGATGCATATGGCAGGAGTGATTCCGGTATCGGGCATAGAGACAGATATGGAGACAGTATATCCAGAGATCCTGCTATCAGTAGATAAAGGGTACACTGCGATACAGAAGTCCGTTTTTGAGTGCGCTATGGCAGGCTGCAGCACCATATGGATCGTTGCGAACGAAGATCTAGCTCCGATAGTTAGAAAAGTCGTAGGTGATTGGATCTATGATCCTGTATATATGAATCGTCGTAACTTCGGCGAAGACAGCGAGAGTAGGAGGGAGATACCTATTTTTTATTGCCCGATTCACCCAAAAGATGTTGGCAGGAGAGATTCTTACGGTTGGTCGATCTTGAACGGAGTCTATTCTGCCTGGAAAGTAGGTAATAAAATTTCCAAGTGGCTCATACCAGAAAAGTACTATATCTCGTTTCCTATGTCAATTTTTAACATTTATGACTTAAGAGCGCAGAGATCGAAGATAAGCGACAAGAATGATAACTTTTTAATGTCCTATGAGGGAAAAACAGTACTAGATAACGTTCCGCTAAGCTTTACGATGTTTAATCGGGACTATCTCAGTTGCCGCAGATCGGTAAACAAAGCCACGACAAGAGACTTCTATAATACGGAAGAGGGTGAGAAATACCCCTCCCGGCGACTTCCTCTAGCAGAGAGGTGGTCAGCTAAAAGATTTCCTTTGAGTCAAGTGCTTTCTGAGCTTGACACAGCTAGCGCTTTCTTGTATAATGTAGACTGGTATAAAGACTTGTCATCTTGGCAAGGATATTTGGATTACCTCTCGTCTGAAAACCTCTTCAAGAAGCCGTATGAGCTATTGACAAAGGCACGCAGACATGCTAATATACCATATAACGATTAAGGAATTGTCATGAATCGCACGGAATCTAAAATTAAATTCGTTGGACTGCACGCACATTCTGTGGCTGGATCTATTTTTGACGCTATCGGGTTTCCGAACGCACATATGGACTTTTGCTACCAGAACGGAGGCGAGGCACTGGCGCTAACCGATCATGGAAACATGAACGGCTTACCATATCAGGTGCTGCACTGTAAGGAGATGCTCGCAGCCGGCAAGCAGTTTAAGCCAATTTTTGGCTGTGAGGCTTATTTCATTCCTTCCATCGATGAGTGGCGAGAAGAATACACAAAGGCGATGGAAGATAAGAAGCGCTCTCGCGCCGCCAAGAAGGATGCGCAGTCAGGTGCTACGATTGAAGACGAGGGATCTTCGAAGAAGACTCAAGGCATCCTGCGCCGCCGTCGCCATCTTGTGCTCGTTGCCCAGAATCAAACTGGACTCAATAACCTCTTCAAGTTGGTCTCAGAGTCATACAAAGCAGAGAACTTTTATAGGTATCCTCGTATCGACTATAAGCTTTTAAAGAAGTACAGCGAGGGTATCATCGCCTCTAGCGCTTGCCTTGGTGGTGTCTACGCGGGCAACTACTGGGAGAACAGAGAAGACGGGGACGAGGCGGTAATGAATGCAATGCGCGAGACGACCAAGAACATGATTGACGTGTTTGGCGATCGTTGGTATGCTGAGATTCAATGGAACAACATCAAGGAACAGCACGAACTTAATCAGTATGTCATTCGGGTTGCTAAGGAATTCGGAGTGAAGCTAATCTCGACTGCTGACAGTCACTACCCAAATCCAGAAGCGTGGAAAGACCGGGAGCTTTACAAGCGTCTCGGGTGGCTCGGAAAAAGCAAGCCATCATACGCTGACGAAGGCTCTGAGCTTCCTGCTGGGGTTGAGGAGATTGGGTACGAACTGTACCCCAAGAACGGGGATCAGATGTGGGACAGCTATAAGCAATACTCCCAAGAGCAAGGGTTTGAGTACGAAGATGAGTTGGTCCTCGAAAGTATCGAGGAGACTCACAGAATCGCATTCGATCGCATCGAGTCCTTTCTTCCAGATAACACAGTACGTCTTCCTGAGTTTGTTGTGCCCGCCGGATTTACGGCAACTCAAGCTCTAGTTAATTATTCGCTAGAGGGTCTCAAAGACAAGGGACTACACAAGAACAAGGAATACACCGATCGTCTCAAGCACGAACTAAATGTTATTGATGATCGCGGCTTTTCAAAGTACTTCTTGACAATGAGATCGATTGCGGAAGTCGCCACTGGTATGATGCTTACTGGTCCAGCGCGAGGATCTGCAGCAGGCTCGCTAGTTGCGTATGCTTTGGATATCACGCAAGTTGATCCTATTAAGTACGGTCTGCTGTTCTCTCGCTTTTTGCGTTCAGACGCCACCGATTATCCAGATATCGACTACGACGTGTCAGACAGCATGCTACTCAAGGAAAAGCTGGTCGAGATGTGGGGAGAAGATTGTGTCGCACCCATCTCCAACTGGAATACTCTTCAACTGAAGTCTCTTATCAAAGACATCTCCAAGCTTTACGGGATCCCCTTCACTGAGGCGAATACTGTAACCTCTATTATGATTCGAGAAGCAACCCCTGAAGCCAAAAGAAAGCATGGAATTAAGTCAGGAGTGTATGCGCCAACGTGGCAAGAGGTTATCGAGTTCTCTCCAGCACTGCGCAAGTATCTCGACAAGTACCCTCAAGTGAAGACTCACGTTGAAGGGCTGGTCGGACAGGTACGCTCCTGCTCGCGCCACGCTGGCGGTGTAGTGATTGCAGAGAACTTAAACGAGAACATGCCCCTGATCAATTCTGGAGGCGTCAGACAGGCTCCCTGGGCTGAAGGACAGAACGTTCGACACCTTGAGCCGATGGGGTTCATTAAATTCGACTTGCTTGGCTTGTCGACACTTAAGATGATGGAGGGGTGCATTGAGCACGTTCTCCGTCGCCATCACGGAATCGAAAACCCGACATTTGCTCAGGTGCGAAAGTACTATGATGATAAGTTACACCCCGACAGGCTCGACTTATCTGATCCAAAAATCTATGAGAACGTATTTCACGCCGGCAAGTGGGCAGGTATGTTTCAGTTCACTGAAGACGGGGCACAAAAGTTCTGCGTAAAAGCCAAGCCAAACGGTATTATTGATACAGCAGCTTTGACTTCTATCTTCCGCCCAGGACCGCTAGCAGCTGGAGTTGACGCTGATTATGTAGAAGCAAAGCAGCACCCACACCGTATCAAGTACTTATCCGATGTACATCGAGAGATTACAGAAGAAACTTTTGGTTTCCTTATTTTCCAAGAGCAAATTGCGCTGCTAGCTCACAAGCTGGGCGGTCTAACTTTGGATGAAGGAAACTTGCTGCGCAAGGTGCTAACAAAGAAAGGAACAGGCAAGGGATCAGTCAAAGATAATCTCCACAAGAAGTTTATCAAGGGTTGTGTAGATAACAAGATCAGCCGCGATGACGCGCAGGGTTTGTGGGATAAGTTCGAGTTCTTTAGTGGGTATGGCTTTAACAAGTCTCACGCAGTTGGGTACTCTATTATTTCGTACCAATGCGCTTGGCTCTGGAACTATTATCCTGCCGAATGGATGGCTGCATTCTTGGACAAAGAGCCAGAGAGTCGGAAGGAGAAGGCGATCAACGTCGCCAAGAAGTATGGTTTCGATATTGCGCCGCTGGATGTAAATAAGTCAGGTACGGTATGGGAGATCAGTGAAGACGGCAAAACAATGATCCAGCCCCTAACTTCGATCAAGGGCTTGGGCGAGGCTGCAATCATTCAGATTCTTGCAAACCGACCTTTGCGAAGCGCGGAAGATCTTTTGTTTAATGAGAACATTGTCTACTCTAAATTGAACAAGAAGTGTTTGGATGCATTGTGTCGCGGTGGCGCTTTGGATAAGATTGTGGATGATCGCTTCTCTGGTCGCAAACACTTTTGGTCTGCGTGCATTGTCGACAGACCGAAGAACCTTAAGCGACTCGGTGAAAACATCGATACATATAAGCCTGAAGGAGACTTTAGCGAAGAAGAGATTATTCAGTTTAAGACCGAACTAACTGGTGTGTTTCCTATCAACTTGGTCATCAATGCAGAAACGATCCAGAAGTTGCAAGACAAGTACATTCCACCGATCTCTGAGTATGATTCGGATTTGGGCGTGTGCTGGTTTATCCCGCGCAAGGTGGTCCCAAGAAAGACCAAGAAGGGTAAGGATTACTGGATCGTAGAGGTGATTGATTCTAACAATGAGCTATCCAAGATCAGGTGTTGGGCAATCAAGCCAGAGAAGGATGTAATCCACCTTAACCGACCCTATATGGCTAAGTTAAACTATGATGAAAACTGGGGCTTCTCAACTTATGCCGTCGGAAAGACGTTTAGATTATTGGCTTGAGGGTATTGCAGTATAGGAACTATATAATTTATGTCAATTGCACAAAAGCTCAAATGGAAGAGAGCACTCTCAACTCTAAGATTCACTTATGAAGAACACGACTACATTAAAGAAGTGTGCTCTGCGATTGCCGCAGACTTTCAAGAATACTATGAGCAATATTGTGCTGCCAACCAGATCGATCTTGAAAAACTAAACAGAGAACATTCAGAAAGGCTCAGCGGGTTATACGAAAGAGAAGGCGAGCAACACAGCGAGAAAGCCGATAACGCTCAGATAGATGATCCTGGTGATGCTGCTATGGTGTTGCATGATGAGTCTTCCGATCTTGGTGGCGAGGGTGAACAGAGAGGCGAAGAAGAGAACGAGTATAAAATGACAGCCGATGAAACAGCCGTACACAACTCTTTTTCTAAGCTCTTTAAACAGATTGCTCTAAAGATCCATCCTGATAAGATTAGTCCGGACTTGTCAGACGAGCAACGACAAACTACGGTACGTATGTTCACGGAAGCCAATAAGGCATTTGAAGAAAAAAAATATTATATTCTTCTTGATATTGCTGACAAGCTAGAGATCAGCGCCCCAAAGAATTATGGACAGCAGGCTCGATGGATGAAGAAGGAAGTAAGGAAAATACAAGAAGAAGTTAAGAAAGCAAAAAACACATACAACTACAGCTTTTCAGAAGCAGAGACAGACGAACAAAGAGATATAGTTATGAAAAGGTTCGTTAAGCAATTATTTGGAGTTTAACCAAATTAAGAAGAGAAAGTAGTTGACTTCAGACCCACTTTAGTGATATATTATCATAGTAACAACAAAGGAGAGCCCAATGGCTAACACGAACGAAGAACGCAAGCGGTATGTCAAGGAATACATCCGGTCACTAGTCGCGATTGAAGAGGCGATGGAGCCATACAAGGAGCAGAAGCGCGATTTACGTGTTGAGTTCAAGGAGAACGGGTGGCTGAATACTGATGAGATTCGTGCCGCTGTCAAAGCTTATCGCCTGTTTCGGGGAAAGGTAAACATCGACGAGGTAGTTGAGAACTTTAATATGATTTCTGGTAATGATTCGGAGGAAGTGTGATAATCGAGTATACTATGATGCGAAACGAGCAGGTCTCAGAGCCTACGCGAGCAAATCCTTCCGATGCCGGTCTGGACGTGTACGCCAACTTTGATGATCCCAGTTTACACGTGCGCCTTCCGCCCTCTCAGTCGGTCATCGTGCCCACTGGGTTGAAGTTTGGTGTTCCTCACGGCTATATGCTTCAAGTAATGAATCGTTCCAGTGTTGCGGCTAAGCGAAGCTTAATTGTGGGCGCTCATGTTATTGACTCAGGGTACGATGGGGAAGTATTTATCAACCTTCACAACGTAGGAGCAGAAAGCCAGGATATCCATCACGGCGACAAGATCGCACAACTTGTAATGGTTCCAGTTATGTCTTTCCGGGCTAGAAAGGCAGACGATCCGGAGCTATATAAAGATGGAATTACGATCTCAGAACGAGGCGACGGCGCACTGGGGAGCACAAATGGATAAGAGCACACAAAAGACAATGTTTAGCTCAGCAACGGGCAACTGGGCAACTCCAAAGGACTTTTTTCAAAAGCTCGACTGGCGATTTGGTCCCTTTGACTTGGATCCTTGCGCTAGCGCCCAAAACACGAAGTGCTCCAACTTCTTTACAGAAGCCGAAGACGGACTAAGTAAGGACTGGGCTGGATTTACCAGCTTTGTAAACCCTCCATATGGAAGAGGCATCGACAAGTGGATCGAGAAGGCTTACCTCTCGGCGAAGAAGAACGGGACTAAAGTAGTTATGCTCATTCCGGCTCGTACAGATACGAAATATTGGCATGATTATGTTATGAAGGCATCCGAGATTCATTTTGTCAAGGGTCGCCTTAAGTTTGGGGACAGTAAGAACTGCGCGCCTTTTCCGTCTGCTGTAGTGGTATTCGATGGCGGAGAGGAATTGTGGAGAGTTGAAGGAATCAATCGATAAAGGAGTATGAGATGACTGAAGATGTATTGAACGCCGCGATTCTTAGAATGAGAGCAAAGGCTCTAGAGAACTTCGCGCTTATTAAGGATTTGTATCACCGCCCAGCTACAAGGGAAACTGTTGACCAGATTTGTTCCCTCTCTCTTGCACTGGCTCAGTATGAGGGCGCTATGATAACTCTGCAGCAGTATGCAGCAAACTTATCCTCTTTGACAGAGAATGAGAAGAAGCATACGATTGTAGAAATGCAAAAAGAAGTCGAGGAGCTTGAAGCAGAAGAGCCAGAGGAGCAAGACGAATCAGAGGAACCGGACAAGAAGATCCTTTCCGGAGAGGAGTTAGCGAAACGTTCTCCAACTAATCGACGCACTAGCGCGCGCAGCAAGCGCCCTAGGTCGAAGAAGAAAGAACAAGAATGAACCGCAAACAGAAAAGAGCAAATAAGAAGAATAACCCTGAAGCTTCAGCTGAACTTTCAGCAAAAGTTTCCCAGTTTCAAAGTTTGCCGGATCACTGCTTAGCCTGTCAAAAGCCTTTTGATAAAAAAAGTAAAAAGATGGCTATGACGTGGAATGTTGTGGTTCGCGACGAAGACACTGTTAGGCTATATTGTCCAGATTGTTGGAAAACAGCCAATAGTATAATCGAAGACTGGAAAAAGGAAAAGGAGAAAAGCCATGGGAGTGAGTAGAATACCCGAAGATTCTTTACGAAAGATTATGAAAGGCAATGTAAGCATTAACGGCATAACTACTTGCGTAGTCAAGTTTTATTCAAACAGTTGCCACTTGTGTCACGCTCTGAGTTCTTATTATCGAGATATATCAGACTTAGAAGAATATGAAGACGTTTATTTCTATGCTTACAACATAGATGACGATCCGGATATTGCCAAGAAGCTGAGGCTAAATGGTGTGCCGTCTATCGGTCTTTTTAACATTAGTCGGGGTCGAGAGTCTAAGCCAGTGATCTTGCGTGATCCTGAGAGACCAAATCAAGAGACTTGGTATTCCGTCAAGGATATTACCGGCTTCATAAATCAAAACAAAAAAAGCACAAACAAAGGAACAAACAATCATGATTAAGAAAGGATTGTCGTATGACGACACGCTGCTCGTACCCCAGTACTCTGATATCCGCTCAAGAAGCGAAATCGATTTATCAGTAAACATGGGGAACGGACTGTATCTGACACTGCCAATGCTTTCAGCACCCATGGATACAGTTACTGAGTCGGACATGGCGATCTCTATGTGTAACCATGGTGGAGCTGGAATTATCCACCGATATAACACGATGGAGCAGCAAGAGAAGCTGATATTCGACGCGGCAGGTACGGGAGTAGCCTCATTGGGTGCTGCGCTTGGAGTGTCTGGTGATTATCTTGAGCGCGCCCATATGGCTCGCTCCGTTGGGGCAAACTTCGTATGTATCGATGTTGCTCATGGTCATCACATCATGGTAAAAGAAGCCCTGCGACACTTAAGAATGTTGCTGGGAGACAATTTCCATATTATGGCTGGCAATATCGCTACACTGAAGGGGCTAAATGATTTATCTGATTGGGGAGCCAACTCAGTGAAAGTTGGAATCGGAGGAGGGGCGATCTGCTCCACGCGAATCCAGACCGGTCACGGTGTCCCTGGTCTCCAGTCTGTCATTGATTGTGCGAAAACAGATAGAGACGTGAAGATAATCGCCGACGGCGGTATTAAGAACTCGGGAGACATCGTTAAAGCCTTAGCGCTGGGCGCTGACGCCGTTATGTGCGGTTCTTTATTAGCGGGTACCGCAGAATCCCCTGGAGAAATTAAAATGGACTCTGACGGCAATAGCTGGAAGGTATATCGCGGAATGGCTTCGAAGGAAGCACAAATAGATTGGCGCGGTAAGTATTCTTCTCTTGAGGGTGTTTCCAGTCAAATACCCTATCGTGGAGATGTCGCAGAAGTCATTAATGATTTAGAGAGAGGGATTAGATCGGGACTCTCTTATGCTGGTGCAAGAAACCTCGCACAACTTCACAGTAAGGCACAGATGATGACACAGACTGTATCCGGCTTAGCCGAGAGTCGAACACACATCACCAACAGGAAGTGGTAGGATGCAAAATACAGTAGACTACGGAAACCTAAACAAGAGGATAGTTTTTACCGAAAATGACCACCGACAGGTGCAACTAAAGATGAAGCTAAAAACCCTTGGTGTAACTCAGTCTGATTTCTTTAGGCTTATGATTACTGGAGTGATTAGTGATGACAATAGGATTTATTCCTATCTAGATGAGGTTGGACCATTATCCAAGAAAAGAAAAAGCAGAAGTAAGAAATACAGGGATCAAGGGAAGGAGTTAGTTACGAACCTGGGCTTAGGCTCGGAAGAGGTTGAGAGTATTTTTGACCTTATTGCTGAGGAGCACCCAGGATTATGAAAAAAGAAGATGGATTATTAGAGTGCTCTAGAACATGCATGAAGTTGAAGACTAGTTGTCCGGTTGAAGATTGCAGACATTGGATAGAGCACGAGGAGGAGTATAACTGCACACTAGTATCAGTACACCAGAATGGACCGATGACGTTAAGGCAGGCTGGAGAGCGAATGAATTTATCATTTGCTAGAATTAAACAAATTGAGACAAAAGCCCTACTTAAGATTAGAAAGTATGTGAGGTCCACAAATTTACTTTTTTAGGTGTTTAGTTTAATATATTACTATTTATTTTGAGTTTCTAAAAACAAAAGAAGGAGATTTTTTAACATGGCTCGTAAAACATTATTGACAGAAGGCGAGATCCGCCAATTTATAAAGCTCGCTAACTTAACAAATGTTAGCGATGGTAAAATCCAAGAAATGTACGGAGGCGGGACCGCTTATGGTCGCGACGAGGAAGATACGATGGAAGAGGGCCCCGAAGATGGTCCCGAAGAACTAGATATGGCGGTATCAGACCCAGACGCTGAGGACGAGCTTGATGGTGAGATGGGGGCAGAGATGGGTCCAGAAATGGCTGATGACGCCATGGATATGGACGCAGCAGATTCCATGGATGTTTCAGAGCGTGAAGCCTTGATGGCTGACGTTGTGGCAGCAGTTGCTCAGGCTCTTGGTATCGAAGACCGTGTTGATGTAGAGGCTTCTGACGAAGACGATATGGGCGATATGGACGACATGGGAGTGGATATGGGTATGGACGATATGGGCGATCTTGAAGAGCCAGACCTCGGGGCACCAGAAGGAGGTGATGATCTATCACTAGCCGACGAGGAGGAAGAGGACGAAGAGCTACCCCAAGATCTCGAAATGAAGAACGACGAGTTAGTTGCTGAGGTAGCCCGCCGCGTGGCTAGCCGCCTTAAGAACGAGCAAAGCCGTGAGGTTATGGTTGATACCCTAGCCGAAAGAATCATGAAGAGGTTAACCGCAACTAACACTTGACAAAGTGTTTTTGTAGAGTTATAATAACCACTATAGCCTAGGCTTTAGTGGTTATTTTTTTTGGAGTATCATGGATATTTTGCTGTACCCCCTGTTGTTTTTTGTTGGTTATTACACTTGCAAATTTTCTAACCTATATCGGACAGCTAATGATAGCGTCGTAATGATAAAAGTGTCCCAATTGTCTTCCCTGTTGCTATATACTAGAGCGATAGAGCAGTATTCATATGTGAGGACGTTCGTGGCTAATATGATTAAAAGCGATGGAGGATCAGACAGGGAGATTGAGAGCTTTCAAAAATATGTCGACAACGACATAGAATATTTTAAGAGTCAATCAATAAAGCAGATGAATCTGTGTATATCGCCAATGTTCAGTGATGATATAAAAGTAGCTGACTGGGACGCCGGAATGGCGTTATTGGAAAGTGAAAAGGAAACTGTACGACAAATTTTTATAAATAGGAGTAAAGACAAATGATTATTAGAACGATTAAAGACCTGATTAACGGCGAGAAGATTAAGCGCCCAGAAGCCCCAGTCGATTGCGAGGGCTCAGCAGCAGCACCAGCAGAGGAAGAAGAGAAAGGTAACAAGATCGTAGTTATTGATCCAACGTCACTCTTAGGAGCCAGTGGATCTCCAACTGAGGAGCCCGATTTAAGAATCATCGGATTGTTCGCCGATGTCAGCGAAGAAAAAGTTGGAGAACTGGTCCACGGATTATTGTACTTGGACGAGATGAACCGGCTAGCCAATTCAGAAAAAAAGAAAGCCATTAAGTTTTACGTCTCCACCTACGGCGGAAGCGCAGATGATATGTTTGCACTACACGATGTTATGAGAGTAGTGAGAGAGAACAGCGAGATCCACACAGTTGGTTTAGGCAAAGTTATGTCCGCCGGCGTTCTCTTGCTAGCATCGGGCACAAAGGGAAAGCGTATGATTGGTAGAAATTGCAGAGTTATGATTCACTCGGTTATGGGCGGAAATGTTGGGTCACTCCACAGCATGGTAAACGAAATGGAAGCTATCGAGCAACTGCAGGATATGTACTGTGAGTGTCTTGTGTCCGAATCAAAGCTCACCAAGAGGCGCCTCAAGAAGATATTAGAGCGCAAGGTCAATGTTTACTTGACTGCCGAAGAAGCAGTTGAGATGGGCATCGCTGATATCATTATCTAGAGGAAATTAAATGGCTAGTTACATTAAAGATATGTTTCTCGAAGTGAGAGAAACAGAGGAGACTGATCAAATATTAGATCTAGTTTACGAGACAGTCGTAAAGGCATCGAAAGCCCCAGTCATGACTGAGGTAGCACCCGAGAGAGCAAGAGAGTTTGTGTTGTCGTTGCCTAAGTTTGTTCCCACTGAGTCATGGGGAGACCCTAATAGCATGGATCGACAGCAGATTACGAAGCTGTTTGATGTGATGGGAGGAGGTAGAACCGTCGCGGGTAAGCTGCAATTCTTGCAGCGCATTGTGGACCCCAACAGCAAGATCTCATCGCCACGCCGCATCATAGCGTCTCTTATTATTCTGGAATCACTTAAGGCGGTCATCGAAAGTTTTAATGCAGCTAGTGCGGGGTTTGTATTTGAAGGATTCCTGTCAGCGCTCCTGCAAGGAACTCAGGAATCGAAAGTGTCTGCAAAGGGAAACCTGCCGATCCAAGATCTTATTGCTTTTTCGGACTCCGATCGCCCAGTTCCGATTAGCCTTAAGTTGCTCAATAAGACCACCAACATCGAAGGGAGCTACACCAACTTGATTGATGGGTTAGATGAATTTGGAGAGATGGTGTATATCGTCGCTAGAAAGGATAAAGAAGCCGGCGGCATTGTAATTGAAAAGTTTAGATTTGATCAGAACAATTTCATCGATGCCTTGTCGATTTCCGCTCGCGGCGGTATTAAAAATGCTGCGAAACTTTTTCAGTTGCCATATAAGAGCCCGAAAGAGTCTATTGCAATCCTTAAATCGATTGATAAATGGGAACACAAATACAGCGCACTACAATATTCAGCCGGATACTCCGATACAATCAGGAAAAAGAGAGAACTCGAAAGTCAAATAAGTCAAACCAAGCAAGAGGATCCTGACTCTGAAGAGAGCACAAGCTACTACGATCAGGAGGATCCTCCTCTCAATGAAGGAGTTGGTCAAAAAGGAATGAATCTACTTCTTGAGAAAATTGGCGGCTCTCAGTGGAATATCAGCCCGGAACAACTATCTAGCTACGATTTTGTTTATTATGAGAATCTTGGTTCACTGCCGTATAGCGAAGAAGCAATTCTTAATGTCGCGCGCGCCCACATGGATAAGTTAGACGAAGAAATTATGCAACTGTTTGGAGCCACACAAGACCTATCACAGAATATAAATAAATATTTCTTAGTAGAAAAGCGCAGTTCTGCTATTGATTCTGGCAATAGAGCTATTCAGGATTCAGTCATAATTCAAAAAACACTTCAGGCGCAGTTAAGTGAGCCGGATAGTGAAAATAACCCTTGACATTAATATGATTTGATCTTATAATACAATATAACTTAGAGGTTCTAATGAGTCGAGCATACGGCGACAGTCAAACACTGCAACAGAGTATTATGAGGGGAGCAAACATCTTGGCAGATAACGTTGCCTCTACCCTTGGTCCGCGAGGTAGAAACGTTCTACTGCAAGAAAAAGGGAAGGCACCTTTTATCACAAAGGACGGCGTAACTGTAGCCGCCTTTGTTCACCTTGAAGACCCCTTTGAGAACGCTGGAGCCCAAATTATTCGCCAAGCCGCTATCGAGACGAATAGCGAAGCCGGTGATGGTACTACTACTTCGACGGTGCTAGCCAGAGCCATTCTGACAGAATCACAAAGGTTTATTGCATCGGGCATCTCACCCATTGAGCTACAGCGTGGTATCAATTTGGCGACAAGGTGTGTGATCGATAACTTAAGAGAGGCAGCTAAGCCGATTGAGAGCATTGATGATATCGAACACATTGCAACAATCTCTGCCAACAATGATCGCTCGATCGGAAAACTAATAGCAACTGTTGTTGATAAGGTAGGGCAAGATGGATCAATCTCAATTGAAGAATCCCGCTCTCTCGAAACATCGATTGATATTGCTGAGGGATTTAATCTAACTTCTGGGTACTGCGCCGGGGCGTTTATTACTGATGAACGAAGAAGTGTCATGTATCACGAGAACCCGTTAGTACTAGTCACAGATCATAAGATCTCAGCAGTCGAATCGATTATGGGAATCTTAGAGATGATTGCGCGTGAGAGCCGCCCGCTAGTCATTGTAGCCGAAGAGGTTGAAGGGCAGGCGCTAGCTGCTATGATCATGAACGCAATGCGCGGTACTCTTAAAATTGCGGCAGTTAAGGCTCCTTATTATGGAGAGGAGCGGAGAGATCTGCTTAAGGACCTAGCTCTATCAATCGGAGCAAGGTTTATCACCAGAGAGTCCGGAGATAAGATGACAGATGTTACTCTTGCGGATTTGGGATCTGCTTTATCAATTGAGAGTACGAAATATTCTACAACAATTGTTGGAGGAGCTAGCGATGCGCTAGCGGTAGAAAGCAGGATTGAGTCCTTTAAGGAGCAGATCACACAAACAGATTCGTTAAGCGAGTGTGAGAGAATCCAGGGTCGGATTACGCGATTATCTTCCGGAGTTGGAATTATTCGCGTTGGTGGATCGACCGAAGTTGAGATGACCGAGAAGAAGCACCGGATAGAGGATGCACTTGAGGCGGTTAAATCTGCCATAGAAGAAGGCGTTGTATGTGGAGGTGGAGCGGCGCTGGTGGTTGCTTCGCAGAACATTACTATTACTACAGACAATGCTGAACAAGAGTACGGTGTAGAGATTGTCCGCGCAGCATGTCAAGAGCCCCTCCGGCAGATGGCACACAATGCTAACGAATCAGCTGATATCGTGGTCGAGAAGGTTCTAAGCTCAGATCCTAACAATGGGTGGAACTTCAGGACCGGAGGTGTAGAAAATCTGCTGGATAGCGGAATCATCGATCCAGTTAAGGTAACCCGCACCGCTCTACAGAATGCTGCTAGTTGCGCCGGCACGCTTATCACGACAAATTATGCTATTATCCAAACAGAGGTGGACTAGTGGTACAAGAGGGAGATTTGGTCCACATCCCACAGGGAGCTACACTGCATGCTTCTAGAAGTACCAGCGCGCCATTCAAGAAAACAGAAAAACCAATAACCGGGGTTGTGATCGAGCGTGCCGGACCAACAACATTATCCATCTATGCCTGTGGATCTATGTATTATATTTCTGAGAGAGATACCTATTTAATGGAGAGAAAAGAATGCTAATAAGACTAACAGAAGTGCATCGAAACACTTCCCTAACTACAAAAAGCGAATATATGCTTCGAGAGGTGTTCGTAAACCCGGAGCATGTTGTAATGATAAGGGAAGATGCGCGTATGCAAACTCTCAACGAACAGAGCCAGCTTCCGAGTTCCCTAATGAAGGATCACCGGTTTACAAAGTTAACGATTAATCGTGGGCAAACTGGGACTGAAATAATTGTTGTTGGTGCGCCGGATATGGTCGAGCGTTCTTTGAACCAAAAAGCCCAACTGTTGAGGGGTTAAAATGGGACAGCGAGTAAATATTCAATATTCTGTTGAGCTTGATGATCTTGGAGAAGAGGTTAACCGACTCTTTAGCCGATCGATCAAAGAACTTCGAGAGCTATTTCCTAGCCATGAGCCCGATCGGTATGTTCCGATGGATCTCGCCGGTATAGATATGATCGAGGATCTGAGGCAGAGGTTATCACGAGCAGATGCTGCCTTGGGCGATGTTCAAAATATCGTGCAGGGTTATATTCAGTTCAAATCAACACCCCCTGAAGCGGAGACTTCAGAACCCCAGAGCGAGATTTACGAAGAAGATATAGATCATATGCAACCGGGGCTCGCCGAGAGAATCCGTAAGTTTAAGGAGGCTATACCTAATGAACACGCCACTGAAGTACACCCATACGACAACGAAATCACTAGCGGAGATTAGAAAGAAGATACCAGCCGGTGCCGTAATCGACTCTTACCTGCTGTTTTCTGGAGATCTTGAGCTATCTCTTTCTGATTACGATATGTTTGTATGCGCGCACACGAACAAATATGTTATATATGAATTTTGGCTAACTCTGATAGAGGACTCTAGAAAGATATACGATATAGTTACCTGTGAAGATTTCAAATTTGTGGAACCTCAGTATGAGATCTTGCAAGAGAACTGGGCTCACTACAAGGATCCGTATGTCAGAAGCGCCTTGTTTTTTCTACTGAATCGTTGCTCAGAAACGGGAGAGGTTTCATCCGGTAAGCTAACTTCTGGGAATTATAATAACTTTGCGCTAGCTAGTCTTGCAACTTTTAAGAAGCGAGATAACTTTTTTTTAGTATATGATGAGACGGATGATTTCGTGCAATCCATTGTGCCTAGCGATTTATCTGACTATGTTCTTATCCGTGCCGGTGACTTTAAATATAACTTATTTGAGGAAGGGATCTCGCGTGGCGACGAGACAGTGATCTTTGATCACAAGAAACTAAAAAGAAAGATTGACTCCCTTGACAAAAAGGTAGTAATCGTTTATAATTTTCATTCACAACTGCTCTCGATGTACCGAGACTACGAAGTGTGTATGATAAACAAATACGGCAAACAAACGAAAGATAAAGGACAGTGCATTGAACTCCTCATTACTAACTTCTAGAATGGCATTAGCGCTCACCCTGTTCGCAGTTGGTCAAACAATGGCATGGTTCCAGCTAAATTCTCAGTTTGTTTGGGATTGGTGGAGAGACCGTCCTTTGCTGGCTGTGCTCCTGTACGGTATCCCGACTGGCTTGTGTTTTTTTTATGGCGTTCGGATAGCTTACGCGGAGATAGGGCAAATCTGGGGAGCTAGGTTTTTAGTTTTTAGTATGTCATATATCACGTTTCCGATACTTACTTGGTATTTTATGAACGAGAGTATGTTTACTGCAAAGACGATGACGTGTGTATTTTTGTCCATGATGATCGTGGGCGTTCAACTATTTTGGAGATGATGAATATGAGTAGAAAAGTAGAAAAAGCTTGGGGACACGAAGACCGCTGGGCAATAACCGATAAATATTTAGGTAAGATTTTATATATCAACGAGGGTCATCGTCTCTCGAAGCAATATCATATCGAAAAGGACGAAACTATTTATGTCCTCAAGGGCTCTCTATTGCTTGAGATAGGTCCGCACTACGAATACACAGACACAGAATCCGGAATAAAGATGGTCTTAGGAGAAGGCGAGTGTCAAAGGATCAGACCGGGACTAATCCACCGATTTTGTGCGGACAAAGGAGATGTTGTCTTGATTGAAGTCAGTACTGCCGAGATAGATGACGTGGTAAGGCTTCAGGACGACTACGGACGATGAAAACCATCTATTTGTTTGACGTAGACGGCACTCTAACGCCGGCAAAAAGTGAAATCACGCCCACATTCAAGAAGCAGTTTTTGGAGTGGTCTAGGGGGCGTGAGGTATATATCGTGTCCGGCGGAACTTTTACTAGGATAATCAACCAGCTGACGAGAGAGGTGGTGGATCAGATGCAGGGAGTATTTTCTTGTATGGGTAACGCATTTTATCTCAATATGGGAAATAGCCCTGGCGGATATAGCGAGTGGGATCTGATGTATAAGAATAAGTTTTCTGTTGAAAAGCGAGAGCTTTTCTTTAGCGAACTGGAGCGCTATGTAATGAAGTCGGACTACCACACAAAGACAGGCAATCATTATGAAGAGCGGGTGGGAATGGTAAACTTTTCGATTGTTGGTCGCAATGCGACAATGGAAGAAAGGCTAGCATATGCCGCTTATGATGCAGAACACAATGAGCGAGAGGAGGTAGTGAAAAAACTATCTAAGAAGCACTCTACTCTTGATTTTGTTATCGGTGGAGCAGTGAGTATAGATATATACAACAAGGGGAATGATAAGGCACAAGTACTAAAACAATTCCTCAGCATCAAACAACAAGACAGTCGGATTGTATTTGTTGGAGATCGTACCGAGTTTCCAGGCAACGATCACTCGCTGGCACTCGCCCTCTCCGAACGCCCAAACTCACAGACTGTTGGTGTCGAGAGTTGGGAAGATACGGCTGTGCAACTGAAGACCGGTTCTTTTGCTAGCACTTAGTTAAAAAGACGACTATTTATTATGTTAACAAAGAGGTATATTTAATGGACATCGCTACGAGCAAGTGGTTTAGTTTTCTAAACGAGAATAAAACAATTATTACCGAAGGACTCGACGACATCGGACTTCCGCAGTATGTTATTGATTACATCAACAAGGCTATGCCCGAAGCGCCGGAGAAATCAAAAGTTCTCGTTGGTAACCTGTGGAAGCAGTCTGAAATAGGAGAGTCGCGTGTAGATACGTATGTTTCTAAAATGTTTGATATCATATGGAAGAATTATCTTGATCCAGACATACGACCCCCAATAGGTGGCGATATCGAGGGTCAGGCAAAGTTCATAGAGCGCGCAAAGTTCCTGATACAGACTCTCACCAAAACTGTCAAAGAGAAGAAGTATGGAACATGGAACAAAGCATTTCGAAAAGCAGTCAATGCTTTACGTAAAGCTGGGGCCGATCCTGAGAAAATTGAGGAAACCAAGGCAGATCTGGATAACTACCTAAAAGCAGCTTGGCATAACTGGTGGGCATCTTATGATACTATTGGTGCGTTCTTGAATGATGATCCCACAAACTATGAGCTAGCTAAAGAAGCTTACGACCAAGACACAATGAGAATCGATATCGATGAATTAGAAACAATCGTGACGATGTATTTCGAGAATAAGGAAGATCCAGATAAAGTGGTGCATCGATTTGAGGATGGTTCCTATTGGTATGACTTAGATGCATCAAACTGTCCGCTGGAGGCAGAGCGAATGGGACACTGTGGTTCCGATAATCGTGGAACCTTATATTCCTTGCGCAAGCTCAAGAAGGGTCGACGAGCCTCATCCTCCTATATAACTATGACAGTAAGAGATGATTATATTTACCAGATCAAGGGTCGAAATAATGCTGCCCCACCAGAAGAAACCTGGGATCACATCGTATGGTTCATTAATGAGTACGGAATCGAACACGTAGAAGAAACTGGAGAGCACTCGGACGACAGAGAGGGATTGCAAGAGATGACAGAATACCTTTCAGAGAATACAAATGCGAAATTCTCCGGAAACGTCCAGGACCGTATTGAAGAGATCGAACAAAACGTTCGCACAATCGACAACCAGTACAGCGCGCTTATCGAGGAAGCCCTGGAAAACGTTGATGCTATCATGTCCATTTATTGTGCAGTAGAGGATTCAGAAGAATACGGAGGAGACGCTGGTTCAGTCTACTTAAGTATGGGTTATAGTTTAGAACTTATGATCGAACTAGGTTGGCCAGACTTTGTTGTTGATGATGGGTTTTACCGCGCCACGATCGGAGACAGCGCAGAAGATCAGACAGTTGATGATCGCTACGAAGGAATCCCCACTTCAACCTGGGGTTCAGACGCTAGGGACTTTGCACGAACGTTAGAAGGTGCCTCATATGATCCGCCCTACAGTGATGACGGTGAAACCGAATGGAGGGTAGAAAAGGATCCCGAAGTCGGTGTATCTGGGGTTCATCTTATAATCGAGTTTAGGGGCAGCCGACTGGAAAACGCCAACGATGATAACGATGCATCGGAATATGATTATTTTGCCGAAGAGGTAAAAACATTTGCTGAAGACTTAGAAGATGCAATATCGGATATCCGATCGAATCTAACAGAGGATGGATACGCTAAAAAAACACAGTTTGAAAACGATTTGGAATTTTTCGAGGAGGAGATGGCAGATCTTGAAAACTGGACTGATGGCTCTGTCACGGGAGGTGGTACAGCGTTAGTATGGATCGGCACAGGCGCGGATATTAGTAACAGAAACTCAGTAACAGATCAGAGCTTAGCTGAGCTTCCTATGGAATATAACTTCTACAATAACAACTCTATCATACGCCGACAACGCCGAGCAGGAATGCTCACCGCTGCCGAGATCTTTTCTATGGTTTTTAGGGAGCCAGGGCGGACTTTGAATAGCGTATTTAACTCTTTTTTAGCAGCTTCGGTTATTGCCGCAATTGAACCATCAAAGTCACAACTTTCGCTTAATTACGGACCCAACTACGAGGCAAAGGCAGCAAAGGCGATTTTAGCTAATGACGGAGACTTTACTATAGTTCCAGTATCCCGCTCTGCATCTGGATACCGGGCTCCTGATTTGACTATACTTTGGAAATACGTAATCAAAATAAACCGAAATTCACCAGAAAAAGAATTTGAGGTAGCGGGTGATATCGCCAAGCTCCTAAATGCTAATCCAGAAATCATTAATTCAGCAGTAAACAAGACAATCAGGCATTATCGGAACATATCAGACAAAGAGATAGCTCAAAATGTTGAGAAACTTACTTCCAGCAAGAACCTGATTGACGCAACTAATAAAATAATTGATGACTATAGCCAGCCACCGAATGATTCATTCGTTGATGCTGCGCAACTGGTCCTGATGGCCAAATGGATGCAAGCTAATGTGTCGAAAATGAACAATATTGAAAAATATGTATCATACGTTTTATATTTGGATACGTTATCCAGAGGGCTCCAGCCGACAACGCATCAAAGATTTATTAAGGTGGATCCTCCGGATGTTGGTAAGCCGCAAACTTGGGATGATCAAGTTCAGTCTGTAGAGCGAGCTATGGGGTCAGTCAAACCTGTGCGACGATCCGAAAATAGAGATCACTCGATCGAATCTCAGATTGAAAGAATAGACAACCTGATCAAAGAAATTGACTCGTCATACGATCTGAGGATTTATAAAATACAAGTTGGTTGCAGTATTGATAAGAACATTGGAGGCACTGAGTCAGAGACAGCAACAGAGATTCGTGGAATTCAAAGTGTCACAACCGTGCGACCAGTGGCAGCAAGAAAAAGAGATATGACCCCAACTTCTGAATTCGTATTATATGATATTAAGTTTGAGTTGATTGGTGCGAGTTCACGCAAAGATTATCTAGAGAATATATTGCTACCAAACCTCCGCAAGATTAAAGGGCTCAGAATTATCAGTGTATCGAAAGTCACCCGCGCAAATAGGCGCGGATCAACACGGAACATTCAAGAGTCTAAGATTCTAAAAGAATATGGAATGGGATCAGGGTACGGGTACACCGCTAATGGCGGCGGTGCTAGCAACTTAGGAAAACAAAGGCGCACCCACGGCAGGGAAATGACAACTCCCCGCCCACAACTGCAAAGTATGCTCGATGATTGGTCTCAAGGAGGAGTAATGGCGTATGACGCGCCCACAAACCATACAGATATGCGATATCACGTTATGATGCCAGTTGAAGAACTTTGGCCACTTATTAACTCAGAAGAGTACAGTGGAAGCAAGAAAGATTTCCAAGGTGAGTACAGGAACTTTATTTCTACCGGTGCCGATGCGCCGGTCTATTTGGCACTTGGACAGAATGGCATAGTTAAAATAACAGGAGGAGAAGATCAAGTGTGGTTTGCTAAAGAATCAGGATTAGAAGAGTTGCCGGTCTTTTTAAGTTACCAAAAACAAGTTTAACTGCATACATAAGATATGAGCAACAACACCAAGTCTGTTATTCACACAACATTTTATGCTGTTGTTGCTATTGTTATTGGCTGTTTTCTGCTTATCGACTCTTTCAATGAAAGTAGAAAGAATCCGTCACATAAGGAAATCTCCGCTCTTGACAACAACTTTCAGACCCAGAGGTCTGGAGATTGGTCTGAAACAATAGAAAGATCCCGTAGCAGCGCTGTACGAGTCATTTCTGCTTCCGGAGAGCCTGATCCCTCACGGGTTGCCTCGTCGAGCGGAACTTACGTTAGTATGTTTAATAGATATTTTGTGATCACCACTATGCACGGAATACTCGGATCGTGCGCGAACACCAGAATACTTGTGGGTAATACAATGCACCCTTGTGGGAGGTTCATAGAACTAAACGAGGTATCGGATTATGCGCTAATCGAAATATACAAAATCAATGACCGAGAGCCGATAAAGGTGCCGAGAATGGTTCCGTCGACAAAGCATGAGTGGATCGAATCTCTTGCAATTATGAATAAAACAATATATACTGGTTTTCCAAATGGCATTGGACCGCTGACTATCGATGGCAAAATAGCAGGACATACAGAGGGAGACTTCATATACCTGATGTCATACGCATGGTCTGGATCATCCGGCTCGGGTGTCTTCTCTTCGAAAGGAGAATATATAGGGTACGTAATAGCTATTGATGTCGGCGCTAGCGTCTACGGCGGAAATCAAATCTTGGAAAATGTAGTATTGGTTGTTCCATCTTTCAAGATTAACTGGGCTTCCGCGCTTGAATATGATACGTCTCTGCCACTGAGAGAGTGAGGGACTAATTAGTTTAGTTAACTAGTTTCAAACACAGGAGCCACCAGTGGAAATAAAAGACAATGAATGCAAATATGATGGCATATTATGTACTCTCAGTGAAATTGAAGAGAAGATAGCGAAGCTCCAAGAAGGGGTTAAAAAAATAAAGCTTAAGCTTTCTTTATATGACAAGACTGTTGAGAAAAGTATTTTAGAACAAGAAACAGAAGGTGATAAATGAATTCCGAAACGAAAGAGGGAGAGAGCCGAGAGATCTCCATAGAACCAGAAGACCTGAAACCGAAGAGACCAAGCAATAGAGCACCAGAAGGCATAAGAACTTTCACAGTGTGCCGGCAGCACGACGAAACTGGGGTCTCAGGTGATGGTGTTGTAATAGAAGGAGTTAGTTTTGCCACAGGGCACACAGTAATTCACTGGCTCACGCCCTCGCCGCGTGGCTCAATCGCGTTTTTTGATGCGTTTGACGATTTTTTAAAAATACACATAAAGCCTCACCCAACTAACAAAACGATTATTACGTTTGAAGATGGTGAGCAAGCAATTTACGACGGAGGATAAAGATGGCGAACAACAGAGAGACAACATCGAACGAACCATATCAGACTAACGTCAAAAAGGGTTACGTTAATGACAGAAACCAATACTTGAAGGGTGGACCGGTCGCGACGAGCGCCGGAGGATCACCATATACCGAGAAGCCGCCGAACAGTCGCGCACTTAGCGCACCACCGATTGGCGAAGAAGTTGAGCCTGAGAGCTTTGAGAAGAAGTCGAATCTAAATAGTAAATTCTGGATAGACAATCAGCTTTGCAGAAAAACAGCCAGAAGGCTTGAGAAGATCGCCAATGATTTTATTGAAGAACTGGACGTATTTGTGCCTGTCGAGGAGGTGAGGTTTACCGGCTCTTTGGCTAACTATAACTGGTCTAAGTATTCAGACATTGACTTACATATCGTCGTAGACTTCTCGAAAATCGATGAGGACACTGAACTAGTTAAGTCTTTTTTTGACGCAGCCAGACTGCGCTGGAACGACTTACACGACATAAAGATCCACGGATACGAAGTAGAGATATATGTAGAGAACCTGAGTGATGATCACAGATCCTCTGGGATCTATTCAATAACTGATAGGAAATGGATCACTGAGCCGAACCCCGAGAGTGTTGATATTGATTATCGCTTGGCAAGAAGAAAGAGCAACGACATAGAGACTCAAATAAATCTAATCAAGCACGTGTTAAATAGGGGAAAATACAAGGTAGCCCTGAGCAGCATTGATCGAGTCAAGGGAAAGATAAGAAACCTGCGCAAAGCTGGTCTAGATAGCCCGCAGCAAGAATATTCCGCAGAAAACATTGCATTCAAGATCTTGAGGCGAGAAGATGCCCTGCAACGCTTAGCGGATATGAAGCTAGCAGCTTATGACAGCCTAATGAGTACAGTATGAAGTTTGAATCTATATTAGAGGATTCTAAAATATTCCCAGGTGAATACTTACTTTATGAGCCGACAATGGCAGTCGTCTTGTGTGGCGCGTTCAATAGAAGAGAAAACTTCATCAGGTGCCTAGGGAACGGAAAGATTATCAAAGACTCAATTAATAAGTTTAAAAAAATCAGGCTATCTAGTGAAGAACAGAAAGAACGAAAACATACAAGATGCAAAGGTTGTTCCGGTAAGTGAAAAACAAAAGGACAAATGTGATGAACAAAAGTAAAGAAGAGTTGCAAAAAGTGGTCGATTTCTGTCGAATCCAGCTGCAGATTCTGGACATAAGAGAAGATAAACTAAGGAAAGAGATATTTGACTGCAAGGTGCAAAAAGAGTTCCTGACAGAAACGCTATCGGTCCTTTCAACTCAGAACAAAGAGTAGGGAATAACATGTTGAGTATATCGAAGCAGTTTTTTTCGATTGGACCTTTCTCCGAATCTGAAGCTAGGTGCGACAAGTTCTTAAATAACCTGCAAGGTTTAGCTCTATATATGGAAACAATTGAGCGCCTTTTCTTGCTTGAGGATAGGGAGTCTATAGCAGAAACCAAAGAAGAGGCAGATATAATTCGATCACAAATTGAGTTTACCGAGGCTATTGTCAACCTAGCTAATCAAAATTTAATCGTGAACATAACTGAGACTAGCGCGGACAACTGATGACTAAAATTTATACATATTGTTTGTTTGACAAGTTTGATCACTTCTTGGGGGTATACTCTTCCTTGAAGGCTGTGCATCGAGACGCGACAGCGATTTGCAACCAGGGTACTTCGTCGGTTTATATGATAATAGATAATAAAGCGCATGCGTGCTCCCTCACTGCTCTCCGTAACGCATTCAGAGGAAAGCAAGACTATCAGATCAAATACCAGAGCAATGTTCAATTCATAAAAATCTTTAAAACCAAACTAAGAGAATAGCGTGTATTACATTATATATGGAATCTCAGATTGCCCATCGTGCTTGAGAGCATGCGCCGATTTGATGGAGCAAGACTGTCAATATGTATTTGTGAACTGTGATTTCTCTAAAGACTATCGAAAAGAGATAAGAAGCCAACTTAACTGGCCAACATTCCCAATCGTTATGGAGTGCAGTGGCAAACAAAACAAACTAATTGGTGGTCAAGAGCAGCTAAAAGGAAGACTGGAGCGACTTTAGCCCGATTGAGACCATAGTTATAATGTGGCTAAGATTACCAAAGGCTCCCTTATTCGATGGATTGTTGGACACAGCGTTTACGCTGCATACGAGGAAAATGTTGTTGGGTCAAACCCAATATACAATTATGGAATCGTGATAGAAGTGTCTATTTTAGATCCGCTAGCGGTGGTAGCCCACTGCAAAAACGAGAGTTACGGGGACCATTTGATTATCTTACACGGTGAAGAAGACGGCATAGAAATATTAAGCGGAGGAGCTAAAGATGGCGAGTAAACACTTTTCAGGAGAGAAAGCAGAAAGAGGAGAGGCAGTAAAGCAGCTGATGATACACGCAGCTGCCGAGTTCGAAGGAAGATTTTTTGCTAGATTTGAAAATGATGATGGCGGCTCTCACATAGTTTTATCTATAGAAGTTGAGGAACCATCTCACGGACTCGATCCTCTACTTATGGATGCCCTATATGCTAGCAAGTGGATGGGCTGGCGTTATATGATCGTAAAAGTTCCTCCTGGGTATATCGATGCTATTATGAACGCAAAGAATTCAGACGATTGACATAGCCTTGACAAGCAGGACTTGCAGTAGATTAGGTGATTGTGCTATAATAAGTAAAAGGATCAGTACTGCAATGTCAAAAGTTGGAATCGGAGAATTGGTTTGCCTATACCGCCGCCGCAAGAAGGGTTTAGGGGTAGTTATAGAGATAGTCGACGATGCAAGGGAAAATCTAAATTTAGATAATCCCTCAACCGATGCGTTAAGTGAGGTGCAGCTGCTCGGCTATGGAGGCAAGCAAGAATACATAGAAAAGCTAATAAAGAAAAGTACAGATGCGGAACTGTCAGCCGCGTTCTTCGCATTTAACTCAAAGTCTTGGTGCAAAAAACCAAAGTACCAGTTTGTTAAAGTCAGGTGGCTCAAGATCCCCTCTTTCTATACAACACAGCATACTATAAGAAGTAATTTAAACGACACCACCTGGGTGCCGACAGATTGGGTTAGGGTAGTTTAAGCTGACTAGTCAACATAATCGATTCAGAGACAGAAAGGGCTTGACTTTATTTTGCGCCCGTGAGATAATATCACACACTCAAAGGAGAACTAAATGACAAATCAGCGATTCAAGGCAGGGGAGGTAAGAGTTTGGCTAGATCAAGGACCGGCATTATTAATGACGCAGTGTAGGGTAGAAACTCGCGCAATTGCTATCGGCGAAAAGATAGAAGAAGGCACACAAAACACAGAGCAAGGTTGGGTGATCAAGTTGCTTATGACCGGAGAGATCTTAACAGTACATGAAGACACTCTGCATAACGGCGAGATTTCCGTCACAAAGGCTTGACATTTGCTTGACAGAAAGAGCTTGACTTTCTCTTCGGCATATGGGATAATGTATATATCAATCAAGGAAGCGAACATATGATGTTGCTGCTAGCAATCTTTAAAAACCAACCAGAACAACCGCAGTGTGCAATCGATCAGTGCGAAGATGGGATTTGCATAGTTGAGACGCCAGAAGGCACAGTCGAAATACCCAAGAAGCCCGACTATAAAGAGGGTGTGCTAGTTACTTGTCCCCTCTGGCTGGTAGAACCAACTTAGACAAATAAGAAGAACGAAGAATGAAGATGCCTCCAACAATGCCTAAACTCAACAAAGAACAAAAAGCATATCAAGCCTCTAGAGATTGGTGGCATGTTTTTGCTGGATTTGTAATAGGCGCTATCCCGGCTTTTATCATCGGATTTGAATTAGCAAGATAAGGAGAACGAAGAATGATCAAAATCTTAGGCAAGGTGCCATCAAATATCGGAGTGGCAGTTAGTGGCGGAATCGATTCGATGGCTATGCTTGACTTCCTTCGGCGCGGCAATCATAAAATCACAGCACTCCACTATAATCACGGCACCGGACAATATGCTGATGATGCTGAGAAGTTAGTAAATGATTATTGCACGAAGAACAATATTTCTTTGATCATCGGTCGCAATGAAGAAGAGCCACCGGCTGGGGTTTCGCGAGAAAACTGGTGGAGAGGCAAGCGATATGAATTCTTCGAAGAATCGTACAAAGGGCAGATCGCCATGGCGCACCATCTTGATGATTGCGTAGAAGGGTGGATCTTTTCAAGTTTAAATGGTAAAGGAAGACTCATCCCGCATATGCGCGATCAGTTTATACGACCTTTTCTTACGACCGAGAAGAATGAATTCACTCTTTGGTGTGTCCGAAAGGGAGTTCCTACTATTGATGA